CATTTACTGTAGCAGCAGAAGCAGGGATCGTGGGCTATGATATGTTATCAAGTGGTAAATCATTTAGAGAAGCAGTGGGTGATAGTGTATTTAATTATATGTTAGGAGATAAAACTAAAATAAATCCTGAAGAAGAATTTATTAAAAGATTAAAAAATATACCTGGTTCTCCAAGTCAAGGTTTCCGTGGTTTTACAGATGACGATATAAATAAAATGTTAGTATTTAAATCTAAATTAAAAGACATGGAAACAGGGTTTTCTAACTACAGTAATTTACTAGACATAAATGAAAAAATTGAAGAAAATACAAAAAATCAACAAATTGATCCTCAACTTTTTCCTGATCAAGCTTTTCAATTAGAAGCTGAAAAAGATAGAATACAAGCAGATATACGAGATTACAACAAAGTAGGTACACCTCGTAATGTAACTGACTACATGTATTCTGATAAAGCCACAAAAGGAAGTGACGCTTTAGCAAGAGGAACTTTACTTGCAAAAGAAAATCAGTTATTAGGTGTTAATCCAACTTCTAAAAGAGGAATTGAAAATTTAGAAAAAAACTTGATAGACACAAGATTTAATTTAGGACAAATTAATAATCCGACTAAGTATGATGAGTTTGGAGAATATTTTATAAGTAGACCAAAACAGGAGCAAAGTAGAATAATGAGTTACGGTTATAGGGAAGGAGGCATAGCTAGTTTAAATGTCAATAAAAAATAAACCAACAAACAAAAAGCCAAACATGGCACAAAAGATGAAAGCTAATCCTGGTTACAAATGGTGGGCACTACCACCTAAAAAAGGACCACTATCACAGGGGTTGAAATTACCACCAAAACAAGTTAAGAAAGTCTAGGAGAAAATATATGGCAGATATAGATAAAGCTCTCCCTAACGATAAACGACCTGAAGAAGTTGCAGAAGAGGTTAACGTTGAGGAGATTGAAGAATTAAAAGGACCAGTAGAAATTACAGAAGATGACGAAGGGGCTACAATTGATTTTGACCCTAACGCAATGCCTATGCCACAAGAAGGCGATCACTTTGCAAACCTAAACGAATTACTTCCAGAAGAAGACACAGATGAAATAGGTAATCAATTACAAAACGATTACATGGAATACAAAACTTCTCGTAAAGAATGGGAACGAGCATACATTGAAGGATTAGATCTTTTAGGTTTTAAATACAATAACAGAACAGAACCTTTTCAAGGAGCAAGTGGTGCAACACACCCAGTTCTTGCAGAAGCTGTCACTCAGTTTCAAGCACTAGCTTACAAAGAATTATTGCCTGCAGATGGACCCGTTAGAACAATGGTGATGGGTAAAACAGATCCACAAAAAGAAATGCAAGCACAAAGAGTTAAAAATTTTATGAACTATCAGATCATGGATCAGATGAAAGAATATGAATCTGATTTTGATCAAATGTTATTTTACCTACCACTATCAGGTTCAACATTTAAAAAAGTTTATTATGACGATTTATTGGGACGAGCTGTTTCTAAGTTTGTTCCAGCGGATGACCTTGTTGTTCCGTACACGGCTACCTCATTAGACGATGCGGAATCAGTCATTCATGTTGTCAAGATGTCAGAAAACGAATTACGAAAACAGATGGTATCTGGTTTCTATTCTGACATCGAGTTGACAAAACCAACAGGCACAATCACTAACGAACTCGAAGAAAAAGAGAGAGAAGTTGAAGGTGTTACAAAATCCCAAAGAACAGATCCTTTGTATACAATTCTAGAATGCCACGTTGATCTAGACTTGGAAGGATTTGAAGACATTGGCCCCGACGGAGAGCCAACGGGAATAAAATTGCCTTACGTCGTTACAATCGAAGAAGGCAGTAGGAAAGTTTTGTCTATTAGACGAAACTTTGCGCCCAATGATCCAAAGAAAAATAAAATCCAATATTTTGTCCACTTCAAGTTTCTGCCAGGACTAGGATTTTATGGCTTAGGATTAATTCATATGATTGGCGGATTGAGTCGTACTGCAACTGCGGCTCTCCGTCAGTTATTAGATGCAGGGACATTATCAAACCTACCAGCAGGATTTAAGCAAAGAGGTGTCAGAGTAAAAGATGATGCCGCAAACATACAACCAGGAGAATTTAAAGATGTTGACACTCCAGGTGGTAATCTAAAAGATGCTTTCGTATTCTTACCTTACAAAGAACCATCAGCTACACTATTGCAGCTAATGGGAATTGTAGTTCAAGCAGGACAAAGATTCGCGTCCATTGCTGACATGCAGGTTGGGGACGGGAATCAACAGGCCGCTGTTGGTACGACCGTGGCTCTTTTAGAACGTGGTTCAAGAGTGATGTCAGCAATCCATAAAAGACTTTACGTAGGTCTTAAACAAGAATTTAAATTACTTGCCAAAATATTTGGTGAGTCTTTACCGCCAGAATATCCTTATGATGTTCCTGGTGCTGCAAGAAATATTAAAGCAACAGATTTTGATGAAAGAGTAGATATACTTCCTGTTGCAGATCCTAACATATTCTCAATGAGTCAGAGAGTGTCACTTGCACAAGAACAATTAAGATTAGCAACTTCTAATCCACAAATGCACAACATGTACATGGCGTATAGAAGTATGTACGAGGCAATCGGTGTAAAAGATATTGACAGAGTCTTACCACCACCTCCACCTAATCAACCAAAAGACCCAGCAATAGAACACATTGATGCTATGGGTCAAAAACCTTTCCAAGCGTTTCCTGGTCAAGATCATAGAGCACACATAACTGCTCACTTAAATTTTATGGCAAGTAATTTTGTTAGAAACAATCCTAGCATTACTGCAGCGTTAGAAAAAAATATTATGGAGCATATATCATTGATGGCACAAGAACAGGTACAACTAGAGTTTCCACAAGAAATGCAAATGTTACCACAGCTACAACAAATGGCTGTACAAAATCCACAAGCACAACAACAGATGCAACAAATATCTCAAAACATAGAAGCTAGAAAAGCTTTATTGATTGCTGACATGACTGAAGACTTTATGATGGAAGAAAAGAAAATAACTTCTCAATTTGATCATGATCCATTATTAAAATTAAAACAAAGAGAAGTTGATTTAAAAGCAATGGAAACAGAACGTAAGGTCAAAGAAGATGAAGCAAGAATAGATTTAGATAGAGCTAAAATGGTACAAGCAAAAGATCTAAACGAACAAAAACTTGAACAAAATGAAGATTTAGCTCAACTAAGAGCTGATACAGCCATTGAGAAATCAATGATGTCTGCAGATGTTAAACTAACATCAGACGCTATGAAAGCCCGAGACGTAAATGTCTTGAAAGGGCCTAGAAGATAGTATATTAACAATTAGGAGAAAATTATGAAGGACCCAAAAATAACTAGACCAGTTGGAGTAAACAAAGATGGTTACGCTAGTGGCGGAGTTAAAGTAGAAGAGTCTTCTCAAAACTTGCATTTAGATCCAAGATCTGAAACAAGTATCAGAGGAAGAAACTACATTGCTCAAGGTGACACTGTAACTGTTAAAGGTACAAAAACTAGAAAACCTGTTAAGGCTACTTGGTACTAACATGTGGTTATCGGCAATTAAATTAGCCGTTTCTGCTGGAAGTAAAATTTACGCTAATAAGCAGAAAACAAAAATGGCTATGTCAGAAGCACAGCTTATGCACGCCACAAAAATGGCCGAAGGCCAGGAAGCTTACCAAGGCAAATTATTAGAGGCACGTCAGTCGGACTGGAAGGACGAGGCCGTTTTGATAATTTTAAGTTTGCCCGTGTTGGTGCTCGCTTGGGCAGTCGTATCGGATGATCCGACAGCGATGGACAAGGTTAAATTGTTCTTCGACATGTTCTCACAGCTCCCGTCATGGTTCACAAATCTTTGGATCCTTGTCGTGGCATCGATATATGGAATTAAAGGAACTCAAATCTTCAGGAATGGTGCAGGTAAAAAATGAACTTAGAAAGAGATTTACAAAAACTTAGAAAAGAAAAACAGATGAAAGAATCTGCTATTGCTCAACTTAGAAAAAGAAGTAGAGATTCAATTGCTAGACCAAAAGCAGAAAAGAATATTTTATCAACTGATCCAAGAATGCAAAAAATATAAGCTATTTACTTTTGCTATAATTAATATATAACCCTTGTATGATTCAAGGTGATAGTACAGAATACGAAATCTTAAAAGAAGCTTGTAATACTTTAGAAAGTGATAATTTATTTACTGCGGAGATTGGCGTAAGAGAAGGAAAAGGTTCTCAAATAATATTAAACGAATTAAGTGAAAAAAAACATTGGCATATAGGTATAGACCCCTATGGTAATTTAGATTATCAACATTATGATAATTCTGGTTCTTATACAGCTGATTATACCAACACCATGAAGCAACAATTAATTAAAGATTTAGATTATCCAAATTTTACTTTGTATCAATTAGGTGATGATGAATTTATGAAACGTTTTGAAGACGGAGTTCCTATTTACAGAGACAAAAAAGAATTAAAAACAAACTATGATTTAGTCCATTTTGACGGACCCCATAAAACAATTGATGTTATTAAAGAATCAATTTTTTTTGGAGAAAGATCTCATGCTGGCACGGTGTTTGTTTTTGATGACTATCCAAAATTTGATATGGATGCTGTATTAAAAATTATAGTAAATGAATATGGTTTTATGTTACTTAAACAAGGTAAAAATAAGATATCACTAAAAAGAAATTAATGATTATAGACTATCCATTAGTAAGAAGAGTAGCAGAAAAAAGAGTAGAGTCTTTAAAAGACACTTTAGTGTACTCCGTTGACAATTTAGAACAATTACATTATATTAGAGGACAAATCAAAGGCCTAGAGTCTTTGCTTCAGGATCTTAAAGACCTGCAAGAAAAACAGGAGCTACTAAATGACAAAGAACTTAGAGACTTCGAAGGAAGTACCTAAAAAAAAAGAAGCATTACTTGATGCTTACAAATCCAAAGATGAAATCAAAGATACCCAGTTAGACGCTAAAGCTGTTGAAGGTAACAAAGACCTTTTAGATAGATTACCTACACCAACTGGTTATAGACTTTTAGTTTTACCATACGCTGGTCCTAAAAAAACTAAAGGTGGACTTTATCTTTCTGACACAACTCAAGAAACAATACAGATGACTACCGTATGTGCATATGTATTGAAAATGGGGGATCTTTGCTACAAAGACAAACAAAAATTTCCAGAAGGCCCTTGGTGTAAAAAGGGTGATTGGATTATTTTTGGACGTTATGCTGGATCTAGGTTCAAAATAGAAGGCGGAGAAGTTCGTATCTTAAATGATGATGAAATAATCGCTAAGATAAATAATCCGGAGGATATTTTGCACGCATACTAACACATACGCAATTAAACAGGAGCTACTATGGAAGACACAGAAAATATAAAAAATCCAGAAGTTGAATTAGATACTGATGGAGTAAAAGAACAAACACTTCAAGTTGAAGAACAACAAGTTGAAGTTTCAGAAACTGAATTACCAAAACAAGAAGTTGATTTAGGTTATACAGAACCTAAACCTGAAGGCATTGAAGGTATTAAAGTTGAAACAATAAAAGAAGAAATTAAACCAGAAATAAAAGAAGATAGTCTTTCTGATGTTTCTGAAAAAGTTAAAAGAAGAATAGATAAATTAACTTTTAAAATTAGAGAATCTGAACGAAGAGAAAAAGCTGCTTTAGATTATGCTAAAGGTTTAAAAAATCAACTTGATGATACTAAAACTAGATTTTCAAAAACTAGTAAAAGTTACATAGAACAATTTTCTGCTAGGGTTATAGCTGAACAAGAAGATGCAAAAAAAGCTTTAAGAGATGCTATTGCAGATCAAGATGCTGATAAAATAGCTGATGCAAATTCTAGAATAGCTACATTAGCCGTAGAAGCAGAAAAAGTTAAGATGACACAAGCCGAAGAAGACGCTAAAGAAGAAAGAGCTAAATCTGAAGCTAAAATAGAACAACCAATACAACAAGCACCTCAAGCAAATGTTGCTCCACCTTCTAGTAAAGCCAAAGGATGGGCTGAAAAGAACGAATGGTTCGGTAGCGATAAAATCATGACAAGTGCAGCGTTTCAAGCCCATAACGATCTTGTAGAGCAGGGGTTTGACGCAGAGAGTGATGAGTACTATAATGAAATTGATAAAGTTATGAAGGAAAATTTTCCTCATAGATTTAGTCAACCACAGGAGCAAAAGAAACCCGTCCAAACTGTTGCTTCTGCACAAAGAAATCAAACCGGACGCCGATCAGTGAAACTCACCAAGTCACAAATAG